CGTGTACTCTGCCATCTTGTTCAACAGGTCAAGTGCGCCCTTCGGGTCATCAGCAGCAACTTGGGTGAGCCATAGGGTCATATTCTCAAGGTTGGCTTCGATGAGGGTTTGGAATGCCTCTCTGATTTTATTGGTGGTCTTGTTTGGTGTTCCGCTTGGCCTTCCTGTGTTGCCTGCTATGAACCTGCCTTTGTCATCTTTCATATCCGTTCAATTCCGTTATTTTCGGTTGTATCTAAATAACCCTTTTTGCGAGGTGGTGATCGTGTGTTGCGGTTAGCATCTCTTTGTGCTGCTTCTTATCCCCATATTCTGTATGGCAATTACGGCATAGAGCCATTAGGTTTTCTATCGTATCAGCAATTTTGCTTCCACCCATTCCACGAGATTCGATGTGGTGGATGTCTTGCGCTTGGGCTTGACATACCTCGCAAGGAATGAAGTCAGTTGTGGAGTAGCCCATCCCTTTGAGATAGACCTTTGTGTGGTTCTTCATAGTCCGCAGTATCCCGTATCACAGGAATCAAAGTCATTATCAAAAAGCGTGTGTTGCGTTTGGTGGTCTTTGATTTTGGCGTATGTTGTTTCTTTTTTCCATTGCGCTCCGTGTTGCTCCTGCTCCACGAACCAATCAAACTTATTAGGTTCTTTGTCGCTCATATACTTTAGTAGCATTGGGTTTCTGTGGAAGCATCCTACGCAGTTGTTCATATAGGCGAAGCGGACAGGCTTGTCTTTCCAATAGGACTCTATGGTGTCCTTGTAGGTGTTTGCTTCTATCAATGGGAACTCTACTACTCGGTATTTTACGTTAGTCCATTTGAATCGGTTGTTGCTCCTTCCTGTTTTTACCTTCGCATACTCTACTCCGTCAAGTTGACGTTCAAGCATACGCTGCGCTCTGCCTTGCTCGTTGGCACGAAAGCCCATCCTCATAGTCACGGGCAACTCTGTGTTCTCGTATAGCCATTGCGTGATGGGCTTTACTTTTAACTCGGTGGTGCAGTACCTCATCATTACATTCGGCAAGTGCCGATATTCGGTTCCATCTGCTTTTGTGCCTCTTGTCTTTGTTAGCACCTCATCAAATGACTTGGGGCTAATCCAATGAATCTTGCGGCCTATGTACTGCTCAAGGTCAAGCATCGTGTAGATGATTTCATCCTGCTCAAGCGTTCCGATAAACTCGTGGCCGATTCGGTCAGATACCTGTTGCCTTATTTTGGCATCGGGGAATAAAGATTTAGGGTGCGTTGTCCTCACAAGGGAGAATAGCTCAATGTCCGCAGGATAATGCACCGACATAAAGGAGGAGGTCTTGCCTCCCGACAATGAGTTGACCGTCTTCACCTTTGGTAAATCCAACAGTCATCAATGAACGTAGCGTGTGGCAGCAGTTCATCAACGGCTTGAATTACTCCCTTCCAATGTTCGTGGTAGTCATCTCCTGCTATGTAGCCTCCCTTCTTTACTTTAGGTAGCCATAGCTTGATATCCTCCTTTACGGCCTCATAGGTATGGGTAAGGTCTATGAATACCACGTCTAACGATTCGTTGGCAAACTTCTTTGATGCTGCTTTGGATGTTGCTTTGATTGCCTTGTACTTGCGGTCTCCCATATTCTCCACAAAGAGCTTGTAGATGTCCACCTCCGTTGCAAGTTTATGGGTTGTGGTCAATTCATTTGACGAACCCTTCCAAGTATCTATGATTGTGATGTTTTGGGATGTTGCTTTGTCGCATAGGTAGGCTGATGACTTACCGAGCCAAGCACCCAACTCTACGAACGTGCCGTCTTCAGGCATATTAGCAAGGAGGTAGTCGTATGCTGCTTGGTGGTTAAACCACCCGTCTATTTGTTTGCTCGTTTTCATTTTAGGGCGTTGTAATAACAAAGGTACTGCTCTACGCAGATAAGTGTGCCTTGCTCGGATGCTGCTTGAGCAAAGGTACCGTCTGCCTCGTAGGTCATCTCAAAGCGTAGGTTGGGCAGGTCGTGGGGTTTGAACATATAGCAGGCGGTATCTATGTTGCCGACTCGGGGTTGGTCGGTAGGGCGTAGCCTACCTACTTGCCCCCACGTTACGATTGAGCAATCAAGTCCGTTTAGGTTGTTCCACTCCTCAAGGAACTTTGGGTGCAGGATATTGTCATCATCCAAATAGTAAACCCAATCCTCTTTGGTAAAGGAGTCAGCATACAAGTCAAGGAACTCATTACGTAGGGGGTTGCCCATATCCCCCGTGCGTGTAGAGTAGTGTGTGATTGATGCGCTTGTTGCTCCCTTGTAGTTGGTAGCAGCATCCATCATCACAACCCACGTTGCGTACGCAGGGATATGTTGTTTTAGCCTAACGAGGTTATGAGGGCGTGAGCAGGGCGTGACTATGTAAAGCATCGTAGTTCGTTTATCTTATCCATCGTAAAGTCTTGCACAAACTCGTATAACGATTCCGTTAGGTCAGCCACTTGGTTGGGGTTTTCTTTTAGCCTCTTGATTGCGCCTGCCCATTCGCTTGGGTGCTTGATGGCAATACAGTTATCCTTTGTGATGTATGGTGAATAGGGTTGCGTGTTGCTCACTATCAGAGCGCACTTGCTGAACCCTGCCTCAAGCATCTTTAGGTGCGACTTGCACTTGGCAAACTCCGATGTCGTAAGCGGTACGAGGCTCACGTCAAAGAACTCGTAGAGTTTGTGGTAGTGTGATGGTGGCATCGTAGGAAGCCTATGGCTTGCCTTCATTATATCGGGGTAGCCATCTACCTCTGCCACATACCCTTGATAGCCTTCAAGGTTGATTGTGGACTCTCTTACGTCTGCTGCGTGGTGGTTGCCTCCGATATACCCAAAGCGTACTTCTTCACTTGGCTCTCTCTCTACCTGCCACGTGGGTACGCTGATGGCGTTTGGTATGATTCGGATGTTGGTATTATACTTCTTAACCTTTGAGGCAAGGTGCTTGTTTGTCACCCATACCTCATCTGCTGCTTTCATAGACCGCACGATGCGAGTTCTCATCTGCTCAACGTACAACCCTTGCAGAGGATGCGTAGGGGGCAGCACCCACCAATCATCATTGTCAACGATTAGCTTGATGCCCTCCTTGCGGCAAAGCTTTACAAAGTCATCAAACGGCTCAACAGGGAATGCACGGCTTGCAAAGATGTGAGTGACTTTAGGCCACATCTCGGGGTCAATGTCCGTTATCTTCTCAATGAAAAAGACATCGGCATCCTTGTGGCATATCAAGGGTGCAAATGTCCTGTGGTGTGATACACCCGAGTTCTGCTTGTGGAAGGCAAGCACAAAGGGTCTAATCATACGCTCGCCTCTTGGTCTTTGAACCATTGCGCCATCGCTTTGCGGTCTAAATACTTTACCCACATCCGAGCAGCTACTGCCCTGCGTTGGGGTTTGAACGGGTAGGTGCTACGGAGCTGCGCCATAGCAATCCTCATAAACTGATCTTGCATTATTCTTTGGTATTTGAGGTGTTGCAAAAAATGCAACGATTGGTTTGATGTTAAAGTTTGGTGTTCCAATAGTATTCGCACTTGCCGTTCTTGATGGGTACGCCAAAGAAGAACGATTGGTACATTCCTGTGCTTGCGGTGAAGCGGTAGCAGGTCTCTTTGAGGGCGCAGCCCTCTCCTGTGCATTTAGTGATGTCGGTCATAACGTGCCAACAACTGTGTACGAATCCAAGTCCTCACCCAAGATGAAGAACTGCTTGTACATTTCAATAGCCTCAAGGGTCTTGCGTTCTCCCTCTGCCACGAACTCGGGGCTTACAGAGTAGATGCCTATATCAAGGCTTGCTTTGTCAATAGCGATGAAGAAGAACTTATCAATCGGCACTCCGAACAATCGGGTGTAGATGAACGCCTGCACATCGTAGCCGTACTTCTTTGCAGAATAAGGGAATGCTCGTAGGTCGGTTGTTGTTTTTAAGTCAGCCAAGAATCCATCAGCATAGATGTCAGCCTTCGCCCTAAAGGGCAGGCCGCCAATCATACCAATCTTGGGTACTTCAAACTCGCAGCCTGTGATAAGCCCAAGCACGTTCTCGTTGCGCAGGAGCGCATCAGAGATGCGTTGCGCCTCGTTGTACTCTTTGCGGGTGCATAGGTTGCGCTTGCCCTTTGCATCCTGCCACGCCTTTGCGTTCTTGCTCTGCACCTCAATCACCTCGTAGTCCGCTACCCTGTGCGGCTCAAGAGCCATCAGGTGAACGAGCCTGCCTACGGCAAACGCATCGGAGTCCTCGCTGCCGTACTTCGTAACGTAGTGATACGTCTTGGGTGATGTCAGCAGCAGCTTGCAAGCAGAGGAGGATAGGGCGTTCTTGCCGAGTACCCCGTAGTAAAAGTCATCATCTTGCATCTTCTCAAGGATTGTCTCCATATCCCAAGTGCTTCCGTCTAAAAGTTCTATGATTTTCATAAGATTGGTTTTGTTAATTAAATAAAGGTAAACATTTTTTAGCGACTGCCGCAACTACGTCAACAGTTACTGCGTTACCGCATTGCTTGTATCGTTGGGTATTGCTCATTGGTTTGACTTCTCCATCGTAATTCCCATAAGCCGTATGTTGGTCGGGGAAGCCCTGTAAGCGTTCACATTCAATAGGAGTAAGCCTACGGATTCGGTAGCCATCGAAAAGACTTATGCCGTTATGTTCGGGCTGCGTAAGCGCAGGTGATTCATCACGAAGGGTCTTGTTGTATAAATCCATTGCTTTGATTTCTCCCTCTACAAAATTGTTTCTGCGGATTGTTTCGTTGACTTTCTCGTAGGTATAATTGGGTTGAACTACTGCTTGATTGCAACTCGTTTCAAGTGTCTGCGCCTTCTGCTTTCCTACACGGCCTCTGCGAGTTTCGCTATTGGGTTGAGATAGGTTTATGGTATCACCGCTTGTTGCTTCTTCATATCCCGAATTTGTAGCTGATTTTACTCGTAGAATAAGATCACTCTTGCCTTGATTCAAAGCAGGCAAAATGCCATCCGCATCGTACACTCGGTCTTGCTGATAGGGTTGCGTACCGCTATTTGAATCAAGTTTAGTTCCAATTTGCATAACCATTCTTGGGTCTTTGTAGTCTCTTGCTGCAAGTGTTGGTGAGTGTTTGCTATAATAACGAATTCCCTCGTTTTTATGAGATACGTCTATTATACAAGGAGAATTTGTATCAAGTTGTTTTATTTCGGCTGAAGCAACTGCTCCACCGTTTTCTCCGATAGGAAATACTCCTCCCCCACTTGGGTTTGTAGAATATCCGACAAGGTATATGCGCTCTCGGTTTTGGGGTAGAAACCAACTTGTATTAAGCAGTTGCCATTCAAGTCTATAACCCCCAATGTCGGCAAAGGCTTGGATAATCGCCCAAAAGTCTGCGCCATCATTTGAGGAGAATGTCCCTTTAACATTTTCCCACACAAATACACTTGGTCGGCATTCGCTAATAAGACGGATTGCTTCGAGGATAAGAGAACTTCTTTGTCCTTCCATCCCCTTTCGCTTTCCTGCCAATGAGAAATCTTGGCAAGGACTTCCAAAAGTGATGAGGTTGATTCTTGGAAGGTCTGCTCCTCGAACATTGGTAACTGAACCGACATAGGTTGAGGTTGGGAATTGATGTTTGTAAACTGCGATTGCGTGTTTGTCTATCTCCGAGAAGTAGGATGTTATTTCATATCCTGCTCGCTCAAAACCTAAATG